TACTTCCACCTGCCCCGGCTATAGGGTAACTACTGTTAGCATTCCATCTTTTCAATGTTTCCGATTGGTCCGCTAAAGGTATATTGCCATCATTATCAAAAGTATAATCGTAAGCATCGTCCTGTATGATAGCATTTGGGTTACTTGTTAAGTCTGTTCTGTATATTATTCGCTCTATCCCAGACTTGTCTGTCCAGGATAACTTGGTATAGTTAACGTAATCTTGAGGCAATATCATATACAGCCCAGGTGGAACTTCTATTTCTATTGCTTTATCTTGGGGCAATACATCAAAACTAAATTCTTGCACTGCTCGTTGTGCCCAATATGCAACATCAGTTCTTTTTACTTTTGTTATAAGCTTGTCTTGCCCAACATAAGCGACTATAAAATTATTTATAATATCAGATATACTAACAAACTGATAATCGCCGTAATTCTCATCGTTACTATCCCATACACCGTCAGGTCCTAAGTAGTATTCTTCTGGAGTTTGATTTATCAATGCCATATATTATGCTTTTTCTTGTTGGTTAGTTTGTGCTTCTATTTGGTTTGCAATTTGGTATAGCCCTATGTCTTTAACAACTAAGCCGGCAAACTCTAGAATTTTTATTACTAGTTCTGTTTCTTCTGAAGGATGCAACTCAAAGTCTGTGGACTCATTTGCATTATAAAGTGCTTCGCCAAAAACCATTTGGTAAGCCCATTGTACTTGAGCTGGTTCTTTTATATAATTACACCTTACATTGGTAGTTAATAAAGAATCTCCATAAACTTTGTAGCCATCTTCTGAAGCTACAAATACGGGTCTTGTATTTGTGGGTTTTGCATAAGCCGATTGATTTATATAAAGGAATTCATTAAAGTTTATTCTTTCTGCTTCTATCGGTGTTGTTGTAGTAACAATTGTATTAGGTACAGGATATAATGATTTACTAGTAGTAACGTTGTTGTAAATTATTGTACCTATTCTATATAGGTCAGCAGGAGGTGACCAATGTTCAGTAGTTGCATTATAAGTCATATCTGCATCTACTTCAAATATATTTATTTTTTCATTAAGCGAGTTAAGCATATCAGAAAACTCGGTGTCATTACCAGGTATTCTGCCAAACTGATTAATATCGTAAAAATATTGTTCGAATATATCTAACTGAGCTTGATTAGCAAATAGATTAAATTCTTGAGGGGTTACATAACCTCTTTGTTCTTTGTTGAGTATTGCTAATACTCTCTGATAAACAGTATCTACGCTTACAGCCATAATTTGTTTTTTATTTTATATAGTTATAGGCCACCTTTCAGCAGCCTATTACTATAAAGGTGACTAGTTTAGTCTTTTCTCAATTGCCTTGTATACTTCCATTCCTTCATCCGTTCTAAAGAAAGCAGATAAAGCAAAGTAAGGGTGTTCGTCAAATGGTACAGTCATTATCTTTCTTCCATTTACTCCGTAAGTAAACGTTCTTTGATCTTGAGATAATGCTAGTATACCTTGTTCAACTGCTTTAGCTCCAAAGCTTCTTAATTGCGTATTTTCATCTTGAGCTAGTTGCAAGAATAAATTAGGATTTCTTTTTGCGAATATTAATAGATCTCTTTTTAACTCTGATGAAGATAATTCAGAAACCGCACTACCCACTTCAACACGAAGTATAGCTTCAGCTTCATTTATATCTAAGCTTTTAGCTAGGTTTAATGCTTGCAATTCGAACTCAATCCAATCAACTTCATTACTAGCTTGCTCTGAAGGTTTGTATTCTTCATAAACGCCACCTTTTAAAGCGGGGTGATATAAAGATAATAATTTTTGTAACACTACATTTTCTTTTGGTACTCGTAGCTTTCCATCTCTAAATACAATACGCCCTAACACCGCTTGCCCTTTTTGTTCTTCAACAAAGCAAGACTTTTGATTAGTAGCATATCTTATTTCTTTTTGGTAACCCTCTTTTTCGTCAAAATATAGTAATGATCTTTTAGCCGTATGATAAGTCGGTAACGTAAAAACCAAAGGGGTTGAGTTTATTAGTTCGTATAAACGATCTTTAATTACCCATTCATCTTTTTTTGGTACCTCTTTTTTAGGCATTTCTATTTTTGGTTGTACTTTTGTTTCAACCTCTTGCTGAGGAGCAACCTCAACTTTATTTGCTGTAGCTTTTTTAGCCATAATATAATATAATATAAATGTTAATAATGTATGACAATAGCCTCTTACTATTAATTATAATAAGCTACTGTCGCTAATAAGAGTAATAACTACCCCCGTAGATTCAACGAGGGTAATTACTACAATAAAATTACTATGCAGGTAGGTTTTTCAATAACACAAAGTTATTAGCTGCTTGAGTACACATAGTTCTTTCTGACAAGAAATGTACATTCATTGCATCTTGGTCACTTGTGTAGTTTCCACCAACTGATCCAGTCACCCATGATTTCAAACGTCTGTCATCAGCTTCTGAAGCTCTATAACGGATATGTAAGAATGGTCGTGAGATATTCTGACCTAATTGTTGATCATATACAGTAGATGTTCCTGCTGGAACAATTACTCCTGCTATATCTCCAATAAGTCCACGAGTTGTAGAATCGTTTAAGTATTTCCAGTCTGTCTTATAGAAATCGTAAGATCCTCTACGGAATCCTGAGAAGCCTAAGTTCAACGCCATTTCTTCAGAATTTTCAAATACACCATAAGATGTTCCTCCTGTTCCGTAAGAATTTTGAGCGGCTAACATATTATCAATACTCAATGCTGTAGCGCGATCTAAGAACATCATATTCTCTTCAATAGCACCTTGCTTATCAAGCTCTTGTAATATAGTGTCAAACTCTATAAGCCCAGCTCCATCTGCCGCACCAAAATCAGGATCGTTAAATACCAATCCTCTTTCTTCTAGCGAGTCAAATAAACCTTGCATACCTTCTAAAGTAGCTCCTTGGTTGTCTATAATAGTACCGGCTGCACTCTTAGCTTCAACCATAGACATTTCTAGGTAATCTTCAAAACGAATACGAGATTCATGCTCAGACTTTAGGTACCATAGGTATCCTCCAGTTCCAATTTCAGTAGTTACTTCTACCCATCCAATTTGAGCAACATCAGAACCATTTACAGAATACTTGTCTCTTAAAATGATTGGCTTGTTACTGAAAGTTGTGAAAGAAGCGTCAATAGAATTACCTGCGTTTGCAGAGTTTTTCCCGTATTCAGATCCATACACGAATAAGCTTACGTCTGTTTCCTCAGCTATAGCAGCGGGTAACTGACCATTGGCAGTATCGTATACTTCAATGTTGTAAGGTTGCAAGTTGTTTGCAAGCGTTCCCTAAAGACTTTACAAAAGCTTTAACTGTAGTGTTTCCTTTAGCAACCACGATAGTCATGTTAGGTCCTAATAGCGGAACTTTCCCGTCTGCACCAGGAGAAGGCAAGCTTATTGTTTTAGCAGCCGCTGCTCCAGCAGTTGCTGTATCATAAGCAATGTGTAATCTTCCTTGTTCTGACCAAACTACTTGATCCGACGCCATAGGCATCTCTGCTCCGACCATACGTAAAAATCCAGTAATCGTTCTGTTTCCATAACGCTCAATTTCTTTTTCGTATACCTCAGGTAAAAATTGTTGTGTAAAATCCATGTCCGCTAGAGATAAATAGTTGTCTCCAAATAATCCCTTTACTGGACGTGGTGTTAAATGCGCTAAGTTGGCTAACGTAGCGGGTGATGTTGCAAATGCCATAATTTTTCTTATTTAATGTTTCTAAAACTTTTTATTTTTAATTTTGAATCACTTCCCCCGGAATTAACAGATCTTACGCTCCATCCATTCGGTGCTTTAACATCTTCGTGAACGCCTCTCGCGCCCATTTGTACGTTTTTCGAATTAGATATACTCGTTTTCATAGCATCGGCTTTACCTTGCTCATAAAAATGATTTGCAATAGAATCCGCATTCATAGCTGTAAACAATCCCTTGTGGTAACCCGCTGCATCAGACATTTGATTATCTTTATCCAAGAACTTCTTAACAAAATTATTAATGTCGCTTTGGGTTTCCTTAATACTAGGAGCGTCTTTAACTTTAAACCTAAATTTTTTGTCTCCAACTTGATAGTCAAAACCTTTGAAATCATTGTTGAAAACACTTTCAGTTTTCTTTAAAAACGTTTTTGATTGTTGTTCAGCTAATTGAGTTGCTGCTTCGTTTTCTTTTGTATAGCGATTGAAAAAGTCTACCGCTTTCTTTTGTTCAGGAGCCAGCCTTGAGCCGCCTTTTATTTCCTGATAATATTTATCTTTTAATCCAGTAAGATGGTTTTTAGCTTTTGCTAATTCCTCTCTCCTAGCTAGTTTTTTTCTTCGTATATCTCTCTCATCGTCTAAGTCTTCATCATAAAGAAAGTTATCCTCCATCATAAAGTCTATATCCTCTTTGTCTAAGTGAGGTTTTGTGTTAGCGTAATATTCTCTTAACAATTGAGACTCATCTAAGTCTTCATAATTTTTGTTAAGCTTAACATAATCTTCAAGAGTTCCACTGGTTTCATTCATAAAGTCTACAACCTTTTGAATGTTTTCAGGTAACTCAACTCCTGTTTCTCTTTGCTCTTCTATAGCCTCAACTATATTGTCTTGCAAATCATCCGCCTGTTCCTGTACCTCTTCTTCTGTTATTTCCTCTATAGCTGACTCAACAACTTCGGCGGTGGCTTGCTCTTCTTTTACCTCTGCTACAGGCTCCTCGGCCACAGGTACTTCCGCGGGGGGAGGTTCTGGTGCATCTTGTGCTGGCTCTGCTAGCTTAGACATATCTAATTTAATTGTTCCCTCTTCGTCTACTGACATGGGGTTTGTATCAACAACCTCTTCCTGAGGATTCTCTACTTGTTCTGTGTTTTCTGTTTGTTCTGACATGATAAAATATTATATAATTGTGTTTGCTTTTATTATTACCTAGGATCGAACGCACCTAAGCCAAATCCTTGACTCATTACGTCATTTCCTGAGGATTCAAAGTTTTTTGGCGGAGAATCATTCTTTCTTTGAGCAATCATCTCGCTTTGTTGCGTGCCTTGTATTCTGGTTCTTTGATCTTTACGATCTTCTATTTCTTTCTCTTTTGATTTAGCGTTGTCTACTTCTATACCTTTTAATTGCATATTGTATTGGAACTCTAATGCCATTAATTCTTTCTTAGCATTAACCTCGACGCTTATTCTTTTTTCTTCTATGCTTGCTTTAAGTTGCTCCAATTGTGCTTTAGTCTGGAACATAGCTTGATCTTTTTGTACTTCTGCTTGAGCTGCCACCTGTTGTGCTTGGGCGTTAGCCTGTGCTTGAGCTTGTATATTAGCTTGCTGTTCCGCCTGCAGCCTTTCCTGGCGTTTCTTTTGTTTGACTTTAAGCAATTGGTTTGCTAGCTTTATATTTTTAACTTCTCGTATGTCAATAGCATCAGATAAATCTATAGATCCTTGCTGTAAAGCAGTCTGAATATTGTTTTCAAGCATAGCGGATTCTTCTGCATCAGGCATTAGCTCTAGTGATATTCCAAAGTCGTGCATATACAAGTCTGACATTTCCTCCAGAATACCTACATTAAATTTACCTATTTTGGTTATAAACGCTTCTTTAGCTGGGTGATACTCTATTATATCTGATATTCTTAAAGACAAGCACTCGCAAAGTTCTCTTGTTAAATATAAACCTGAATCTAATATATGCCTTGTTGCAGTGTTTGAATTTGCTGCTGCTAATTTTTGCACCCCTACTAATGCTCTAGAGTCTGGCGTAGACCCGTCTCTCGCTTCATTTAATCCGGTTACATCCCTTATCATTTGCAGATAATAGTTGTAAGTTGCAATTAGCGTTTGTAGTTTTTGCCCTCCGCTTCCTGTTGGCACTTCCTGTATAGGCACTTTGCCAGGATTCATATCGCCTTCCTGTGTAAATGATCTACCTATTATAGAACCTGTTTGAAAAAACATATTTAA